ACAGGGTATATGATGGCCCGCCCATGGGCGGGCGGCGCGATCTTCGGGACCAGGGAGCGGGCAAACCACAGCCAGTTGCGACAGGGCGCTGTCTCATAGCGCGCCGCCGCGACGCACAGCAATTTTTGCCCTAGCCGCACTGCCAGGAAGGTGCTGGCGCATGCCAGCAGGATACCGACCAAGGCGGTGACGAAGAAAGGCAAAGTGCGTCGCCAGAACGTCATCTCGCGGTCTCGGACGGTGTTGGATCGATCATGGCCGTGCATAATGCACACAGCAGCCGCCGTGTGGGAATGCACCGAGTGCAGCGCGTTGAATTCTGCACTCAATGGGACGTCTGAGCACTTGGTGACCTCTCTCGAAGCTATGTTCAGTAGGGTGCTGGCGTCAGAGTTTTGTTTGGCGGCGTAGGGCTTGATGTGGTACACCATTGTCCACGACACCAGGCCCGCGCGCCTCCAATCTGAGACCGCGTAGTCGGCCCGCGTGCCCCACCCGGTGACAACCAAACGTGACCTGATATCGTATCGCATGATCCGCGGACCTGTTTCCTTCGGCGATTTGTTGAACTGCATGCTGAGGATGCGTTCGCCTGGAAGGTAGGGGACGTCGCTCGGGAGCAACCTCATGTCCAGTCGCTCCTCGAACTTGAAAACGTAGCTATGAGTGATGATCACTTTTAGAACGAATTTTATCAATGAGGTCCACCCTGTGAAAAGGGCCGGCCCGACATAATGCGACAACAGAGAGCCCGCCTCAGAAGGCAACTCTTGCACGAGTGAAGAGTAGATTGGCTTCGGTTCAGGGGGGGGCGCGTAAGTGCCGCCAGACGGGCGGGGGACAAGCGCATGACGCTGAGCTGAGCCACGCAATCGCAGACGCCGGGCCCCGTCTCTGATGGGCTGGGCAAGGTCCCCAACGGTGTCGATGGGAGGCTCAGGGTGACCAGGGGCCTCGGGGCGCCACCCAGGGGGCGGCGGAGGGGGAGCAGGCGGAGTTTCTGGCTCGTCTTCTGGATCCTCTGGTGCTTCAGGATCAGGTGGGGCGTCTTCAATCTTGTGGAGACTGTGGTGCCAGTTCCTGCCAACTGGGTCCCAGAGGGTTTTGAGGTCATAACCGACGGGGACTTTCAAGACAAGTTTGTTGTCTGGAGGTGCTCCGTCAGGTCCGGCAGTCTCTGGGGGGGCTGCGATTCTCTTGTTTTGTTTGGTCGCAGCCTCTGCCCGAAGCGACACTCCCGTGACGAGCGGTTTTGTCGCATTTTGGCATTTTTGTTCTGCCCTTTTTCGCGAGGGTCCGGCCTCAGGCGTTTTCACAGGACCCTCTTTTTCTTTGCCCTTAGATGGCCCTGCCACTTTCCGTTTGGCCTCCTCCTCCTCGACCTTGTCCCAGTGTTCGCTGGCGAGGCGGGTCTGCTCAGCGACCTCCTCGTAAGCGTCAAGCCAGCTCAGGTCTTGGTTTTCCCAGCCCTGGGGTCCCTCGGAGGCCTCAAAGCAGGCGTCCAGCCACCCCAGGTCTTGGTCCACCTGGGAGTTGTCATTGGCGCGCGACGGCTCAGGGAAATCATGGTGAACTGACACTACATCATGGAAATGGGTGGGTTCGGTGCACTCAGCACCCATTTTGCAGCCAACCGTCTTGCGTCGCGCCAACCGGGTTTCGGCCCCGGGCTTCGGGGCTTTCCGCTCCTCAGCTGGCGTCTCAGGGGGCGGTTTGCGATGTCGGTGGGCAGCACACTCCGGCCTGACTGTGCCTGTGCTGAGCAGTGGCTGGACGCACTTGATGACCATTGGCGTTTCGCCGCCACTCTTCGGCTCCATGGTCGCCTTGCCGCTGCCACGGGGTCGCTGGTTGTGGTTTTGAGCCGGCCTTGGGTCCCGGCGTTTTGGCGGCTGGGTCGCTGGCTTTGGCCCATTGCCGTTCAGAGCATGTGCCAGAGCGTTCAGCTCCGCCATAGTTGGCGCCCAATGGTAAGCGACCACCAAAGTGCGCGCAACGGCCCCAGCCGCCACGGTAGCCCCTAAGACCGCGCACGCAAAGACGCACGCGCAGCCAGCGTGCTCCAACCTTGTCAGCGGCCTCAGGGCACTGGCACTGAAGGCGACGCTGGGCTGGCCCTCCTCCTCGCCGCCACAAAAATTGCCGTTGAGAGCGTGCATAAGAGCATTGCGGTCCAGGTTGCTGGTGCTCCAAACGTAGTGGACGTCGAATTTACTCCCCTTTTCTTGACGCTCAATGTCCCAGACGTCAGGCACTGGCAATGTTTTGAACAACCTCGGGACGGAGTTGCCCCATCCGGCAAGTCCGATGAACCAGGTGCTGACCGATCCCCTCTCCTCCAACAGAGGAGTGCGCAGGTTGCCATAATGGGACAATCCCCGCGGGACACGGACCGGCTCAAGAGGCTGGTCGACCACAAGGCCATCATCTCTCTTGGCCCGAACCAAGACTTCCTCCACTGCGCCCATGTTGAGGGCATGCATGATGCGGTCTCGAGTGATCACCGACCCGGCTTTAGACCACTCGTAGCGCCCTTCGAAGTCCCCGTCGCTCTGCCGACGGTGGGTGTACGTGAGATTCTCGGAGGGCAGAGTCGTGAACATCGAAGGCGTGAGGAGCCCCGTGAAGGTGACGACAATCTTCTTGTCATCCTCGGAAAATCCCGGGGCATCCTCTTCATAATGGGAGTGCTGCTCACGGGGCTTGGCACCGGCGCGCCGCGTGCGCCGCGTGCCCCTCGGGTCTGGCAACGATGGGGCGGTGACATCGGCGGAAATGTCGACCTCCTTACCCCCTCTCTTGCCTATGTAATGGCCCAAGATCTTGATTGCGCGTCCCGGTTTGAGTTCGTCCGGGTCCTTGATTTTTACCACTTTCTCCCCCGCGCCAAGGGAAGACGTGTGAACGAGAACTGCGCCTCTGCGAACGACGTACCGAGTGCTTATTATAGAATAACAGCCCTCGGGCAATTCGGTCCAATCTTTGGCACCGCTCACATAGGTGCCAGTTTTGAGCGCAGCAATGGCCGTTCTCTTCTTGTAAGCCTCATATTTGAGAGCTTGTTCGGAGTTTCGTGCGGAAGCCCCATGCCAGGACTCCGAAGCGTCCTCATACATGAGGTCTCCCGCAGTTCCTCGTTCCTTGTGGATGCCACGCTCAGCAAAATATGCCTTGCGTCCTTCCACTGCGGCCGGGGCGTCGAGTTCCCCGGCTGTTTGGGCCAAGATACGGCCAGTGTTTCCAAGTTGGCGAGCGGAGTGCTTGTCGTGCTTGCGAGACTTTGTTCGTTTCGCCATTCAAGGAAAACCGGACCGGGTCCGGTGATTAATAGCTCTTTTCAGAGCGACGGTTGCGCCGTGGCGCGAGTGTGAGTGACTCACCGTTTGCGCCGCTGTTGCGGGCGCGCTGCCCGCCCAGACACCTTTGGGCGCCTGCCCTTAGGCGGCACTGGTGTATTGGGACGGGAAGGGGCGCGGCGCGCGCTCCTCCGGAAAATTCCGGTGGTGGCACGTGGGTCAGATGCCGCTGCCCCTATGTGAAAGGGGCGTTTCTTTGGCAAAACCAAGGGCTTGTCCTGGTACAAGCTGGCGGGTACGTACCCAGGTTTTGTCTCCTGTTTGCCCGGGGTGGCAAAAGGCTTGTCCCAGTTTAGCCCCAGATATGAGTGGGGGCGTGGTGTGGGCACCGCCGTTTGCGCAGCGGGCTTGGGTGCGGTCACAGGTTTCGGGCTGACCATTGCCGCGACTGGCGGCTGCGCCTGTTTAACGCCGGACGCTAGCGGCGAGACCCGTTTCCCGCCACTCGTTTTGCCCCCACAGCCCTGCGGGACGAGTTGCCTAAGGTGAGGTCGGCGATGCCGGCGAGCACAGGCAATGTGCCTGCGATGGCCCGCGCAAACATCGGGTTGGGGATGAGTGCGCTGGCGGCGACCCCTACCTTACAGATCTCACGCCACCATGATCCAGTGTGGTTGGAAGAGGCGATCCCTGCGACGTGCATCTCGTCGGTGATGCGACGATAAACATCCAAGGCAACGGGGTCGTTGTCCGGTGAGAGGCGAGCCAGTGTCAGGTCGGGGTCAGTAATGGTGGGGAAAGTCTGCAAGACAGCCCTGGTCGTGACAGTGAAAGTGCCTTCGTTTGAGACGCCTGTGAAATAGGCCCCGCAAATATCTGAAGCAGTCTCTTTGACGCACGGCATGAGCCCCCCCGCGGTGAACGAGTCCGTGTTTGGAACGGGCACGCCGGCGGCGTAGCGATAACGCAGCCACGTTGGCTCCAAAGCATTCGGCTCATCAGAAGGCATGACCATGGTTATGTTGTAACGACAAGGTCTGGCGACGCCGATGTCCCGGAAGATCAATGGAACATAAGCCCCGTCCCTGGCTTTCCCGGTCACACAGCCTGGGATCAGAGTGGCCGCTTGGACGCTCCCCGGAGGCGCCGTGAACTGACGCACAGACGTGCCGTGAATCGGGAGTTGGCCCATGCCGTCGTGGAAAACCGCGTCGGTCGCCTGGGAGGCCTTGCGATACAACACGCTTCCGCCACCCTCGTAGATGGTTGGAGAAGTGCTCACCACTTTGAAGCCGCCGGCGATGACCCGAGTGGGTCCGGCGCAATAGCCGGAATAGTTGGTGGTCCACACCGCTGAGCCGACGGGAAGGGTGACCGCCCCCGCTGACGCAGACGGGAGCGTGTCATAACCTGCCGGAACGAGGAAGATGTTAAACAGCCCAATTTGGACCGGAGTGACACCGTCGCTCTGTAGCCAAGCGTTTGGTCCATTTTGTCTGACATGATTTTGACTGTCAAACAAAGCGAATGTCGTTGCACATGCTTCCGGAAATGAAAAGACGTGCAGATCATAAGCCCCAACCAACCCAGCGGGTGCGGCAACGGAAAACGTCTCGTTGACAACTCTGACGATGGAGCGACCACGCGTTCCATCTGGGTACCCCACGGCCCTCACCTCGTCGTTCGGGAAAGGGTTCAGAGCCATCTCCAAGTAGTCTTTTCCGCACGGCGTGATGGCCTTTGCTTTTTCTGCTGTGTTTAAGATTTTCTCAAATGTTGTAGCCATTAGAAAAAGTCCAGCGTTAGCTGGATGATTGAAGGCCCTTTGCAGGGCGAGGGTGGCGTGTCAACGCCTGGGGATCAGGGTCCACTAGGGCAACTCCCCGGCCGGTCTCAACCCGGCGGCGCCTCCTGCTTGCGTTGCCTTGCACAGGAGAGAAAACAC